CCAGCGCTGGTGTAGGTCTGCGCCACGCCGACGAAGCGACCGAAGGACGCCGCCGTCGTGCTGACATCGACCTCCCACGAGGCGCTGCCGTCCTTGATCATCGTGCCCTGGCCGACCTTGAGGCTACCACCGGAACCGTTCTTGACGTAGGTCCAGATCTTGGTGCCGGTCGAGTCCTTGGTGAAGACCTTGTAGCCCAGCTTGTAGTTGGCGGTGCTGTCGATCGCAGACACCGCATCAGAGGTGAACTCGGTAAGCATCTTTCGATCCTCCGTAGATTAGGACGCGCCGCCGGCAATGCAGCCGTGGGCGGGGAACTTGGTGAGAACCATCTGGTGGTGCAGCTCGACCTTAGCGGTCACCGCATCCTGCTGCGCGATCTGGTCGGTGAAGTCCGAGATCGTCATCTTCTGGATGTGGATCAGCTCGAGGAAGTCGGTGTTGATCATGTAGACCACACCGGTACGCGGGTCGAACTCGCTACCAGCCGGCGCCACGAAGTCAGTCGTGAGGTCGATGAGGTTCGACGCGTACACGCCGCCGACACCGATCACGTCCTGAATGAGGTTCGACTTATCCGTGTTCTCGGGCAGAGCCGTGAGACGGACGAGGTCGAGCTTCGCGTTCTGGTAGTTGCCGAAGGTGTCGTCGTCCATCACGATGATGTCCGGGCCACCGTTCGGCTTGCCGCTGTACTGCGCGCACTGGCGGTAGAGCTTGCGGATCTTGCTGATGCCGTCCGTCGCGAACGCCGTGATCTGCTGCGCCTGGTTGAAGTGGTAGTTCGCAGCGGACTTGGCGACGTTCTGCACGGTCTGCGTCTGGTTCGCGGGGGTCGCGAAGTCGAGGAGACCGTTCGTCACGCCCGTGCCAACACCAGCCGTGAACTGGCCGTTGAAGGTCGTGAAGCCAGCAAGCTCCGCGCTGTCGATCGCGATGCCAGCCGAGCCGCCCGTGAGAAGGTACTTCTCGTAGTCGGTCGTGAAGCCGTCCATCGTCACCTTGGGGTAGGTGTCGATGAGCTTGATCGCGCCGAGACGGCCCTTGTTCTGCATCAACTCCTTCTTCGGGATGTTGATGGGGAGAACGACGCGGTGGAACTCGACCTGGTACTTCTGGCTCTTCTTGTACCGGGTCATGTCCAGCGTCTCGTCGCCGTTGAAGATGCCGGTGCCGCGGGCGGGCGAACCGGACATGATCGGGCGCTCGATGAGCGTGCCGCCGTCAGCGGAGATGCGGCCCTTCTTCTCGAGGGCACGGAAGGTGGGGACGTTCTGGTAGAACGCGCTGACCATCGGACCCTTGAGGTCCGCGAGGGTCGTGTTCAGAAGTTCGATAGAAACCGACATGAGCGTAGGCTCCTGTGGAGAGAGGAAGAGGAGAAAGACTGCTTGCTCGCCTTCCCATCCAGAGGAGCCTACCGTGCTTGCGCCTACGATGCTTCCGGTGGGGGCTACCTCAACCGTAAGCAGCAGACGGACATTCTGTCAAGCACTGGACAGAATGTCACTCATCATCGGTGTCGCCCATCGCTTGAGCGCGAAGCGACCGGATGGCTTCGTCATACGACGTGAACTCACGCGAGGACTGCGTGGTCGATGGATTCGGACGCGTACCCGGTGCGGTCTGTGCTCGGATGCTGGGAGGCGGCTCGACCTTACGAGGACCAGGTGCCTGCACAGGAGGAGGCATGATCGCTCGCGTCATCTTCGCGGCAGCATCGCTGTCGAATCCAGACTCGATGAGCTTGAGGAAGTGCGAGAACGCACCGCTCTCCGTCCCGTTCTCATCGACCGAGTAGTCGTTGTAGATGTCGGGGTAGTCGGTCTTGAACTTGTTGTCGAAGTACTCAGCCTCTTTCGCGGCCACCTGCTCTTCGTAGGTGACGAGGCGGGTCTTCCACTCATCACGCTCACGCTCAAGTGCAGAGAGCGTCGAGTCCTTCTCGGACAGCGCCTTGCTCAGACTCTCGATCTTGGCGTTCAGTTCTGAAGCGCTGTCGTCAGAACCAAGGAGACGCTCGACCCACGCGCTGTGGTCCTTGGCCTCGGCAACGCTCTTCTCGAGCGCAGCCTTCTCCTGCTGCCACGACTGCTGGCCTTTCTTGAACTCTTCGAACTTCGTCTGGTAGCCGCGCTGCCAGGTGGCGTGCTTTGACTTCAGACCACCCTCTACGGACGAACGGACGTTCTCTGGAAGGCTCGCCCACCACGGCTGAGACTTGAGACTCTCAAGCTCACCGTTCCACGCAGAGGCGGCATCCTCGCCACCTGTCGTCGTAGATGCGGCAGGAGAAGCGTCACCGCTCCCGGTTTCAGATGGCGAGGACGCCTCCTGCGCCACCGTATCCTGCACGACCTCACTCGTGTTCGTTTCCATGCTTCTCCTCGTACTGGTGGTGGGCGGTGGATGTCCCGCCCGTTCGTGAACTACATACCCATCCGCGCACGGTAGGCGTTGGCCTTCATGTCGTCTTCCATGCCGTCCTCGGCCATGTCGGACATTTCGGCTTCCTTCTTCATCTTCATGATCTTCATACCGACAGAAGGCATCGCCTCCTCCTCGGTAGGCTCCTCACTCATCTCGCTCTTGGGAGGAAGGTCAGCCTTCATCATCACCACGCGAACGACCTCGGGGTTCTTGAGCATGGATGCCAGCTCCTCAGGAGACTTGCCCTTGGTCTCGTCGCTCAGCTGCGCCGCAACGAAGAGCGTCTTCGCGTCGATGTTCAGGTTCAGCGACTTGATCGCATCCGTGATGGGTTGAAGCTTTCCCTCGGATTCGGCCTTGTCGACCGTCGCCTTGAGAACCTCCTTGAGCTTCGCGGTCATGCCGCCGTCTTCGTTCATGTCCTTCACTGTGGCCTCCTAAGGTGCCGCCCGCTGATCGGGTCATAGCCGTTGTTGCGCTCACGGACGATCTCGGCCCACTGCTGGCTGTCGATCCCTCGGGCACGTCGCGCCTCCCATGCCCGATGCTTGTGGAAGTCGGCGCGCTCGTGTCGATCCGAGTTGCTGACCTCAACGATCTTCTGACCGGTGTTGCGCTCGACCACCGCCTTGTAGGCGTTCCAGTCCTCGCGGGTCTCGTAGGTCACGCCGTCATGCGTGAGCGGCTTCCACATGCCGACCGTAGAAGCGACGGATGTGCCTCGCGGGTACCATCCGTTCTTGCGCGCCTTACCGCACTCGGGGCACGGAGGCGGGCCTTCCGACCGGCGATACAGAACGCCGATCTCCCAGTGGCCCTCTTCGCAGTTGAGGTCGAACGTGATGAAGCTCATGCCATTGCCTCTTCGCTGGTGATGGGTGCAGCCGCCTGGTCAGCGACCGCTTGCTGCTGCGGCGGCATCTGCGCTGCTGGCTCCGCGATGCCCTGCGCCTGAAGGATGGCGGCAGCATCCTGCGGTGTGGCAGCAGGAGCAGGAGCAGAAGAAGGTGCAGGACCGAGACCAGCAGGAGCCGGTGCGCCTTCCTTCTTGAGCAGCCGCGGGGAAAGCTGGAACACCTCGAGGAACTGCTTCGTTACCTCGACCGTGTCGATGAACGGGTTGTTCAGCAGGAACTGCATTGCAGCCTTGAACTGCTCCTGCAGCACGGCGCGGTTGCTCTCCATCGGGGAGTACGGCACCACCTTGAACTTCACGCGCACGCCCTCAAGCGTGGACGGGTGGATGGGCTCGGCGTCGGAGTAGCCGGTGAACTCAACGATCTTCTCTTCCTGCATGAACTTGCTGGCGAGGAAGGCGATCTTCTCTGCGACCTCGATCGTCACCGTGTCGATCTTGCGCTGGCGAGCAGACAGACGGTTGCGGAGCTGGCCCTCGACAAGCGCCAACTCGGTCGCCGTGCGCGCACCCGTGACCTGACCACGCTGTGCATCCGCGAGCGCAGAGACGGTGGCGATGCTCTTCTCGAGCGCAGCCGCCATCTCAAAGAGCGCACTAGGAGGCTGCGGCATCGGGTACGGGTAGAAGCTGTTCTGCAGCGGCTGGTTGTTCGTCGTGCGGATGCCGATCATCGACCCGACCGGCGCCTCTTGCGCGAGAGCCACGTCCTCGCTCTGCAGCGCGGTGCTGTCATACGCCGTCTTCGGAATCGACAGACGCGCGATGTTCAGCAGGTAGGTACGGATGTGGTTCAACTCTTCTTGGTTGTCGCTAATCAGAGCGATGTCGGAGAGGCCACGGCAGTCCTGCCCGTTGTTGTTGAGCGCGATGATGCTGTACGGGCAGTACAGCAGCGCATCCTCCATGAGCGGCTCCTCATGGTCAGGGTGCATGTGGACGACGCGCCCGCTCTCGATGTCGTACACCTCGTACACGACGATCCAGTTCTGCCAGTTCTTGAGCTGCTCGCGAGAGACCCCAGTGCCAAGATCGTAGTTGAGCCAGCGAGGGTAGGTGTCTCCCTTGAGGCTGTTCGCCCACGGCTTGTACATGCCTTGAGCGATGCGATCCTTGAGGTCTTCCTCGCTGATGACCGTCGCCTCGATCCAGTACCGGATGTCAGACGGACGCCGTGCGGTGAGGTCGAAGAAGACCGCTCGCATGTCGCACGCCCGCACCAGCGGAAGGTCCTGCTGCTTGTCCCACACGGTCTTCAGCACGCCACGACCGTAGAGGACCGCGTCCTGCACCGCGAGGACCAGCTCGCTGTAGTAGTCGCTGGTGTCGAGCGCGAGGTTGACCACGCCCTCCATGCCGCGGAGAGCATCACCGGGAGACGGGCCACGGGAGAGCGCGGTCACCTGTGGGTTGCGGGGGATGAGCGAGGAGAGCGCAGTCTCGGTGATGGCGAACGTGAGGTTGATCGAGGTCACGATCAGCTCGCTCTCGGTCGGACCAGCAGACTCGCGGTCGGTGTAGAACTTGCCCTGGTAGAACCGCAGCAGCCGATCGAAGGCAAGCTTCTCCGTGCTCTTGTACGACTCGACGTGTCGGTGGATCGTAGGGAGGTACTCGTTGAGCTTCATGGGTGAATCCCCAATGTCTTACGACGGCGAGGCTTGAAGAGCTTGTCCAGCGTATCTACCGACATGGCAGAAGTCTGACCGGGCTTTAGTACATGCGGACGGCTACTGCCCGCTGGGCGCAGTCCATATCCCCGCTGCCTAAACATAGCAGCAGCGATCATCACAGTGATGGCCCGGTCGAAGTGGTGGCGTCCATGCTCGCCCTTTCCACGCTTACGGCTCTGACCATCCCACTGCATGAGCTGGTGGATGGTCGCCTTCGTCTTCAGGTGGATGTCGTTCTGGCGAAGCTGCTCGACCAGCGTCACGATGGCCGCGCTCTTACCGGTCGCGGTCATGTAGAAGCCGGGGTGGTTGGCGTTCGTGTGGTAGAGCTTCGGACACCGTGCAGACATGAGCGCCTGAACGCATGCGGGGGCGTTGCTCTCCACCACCACATCGCAGTCCCAGTGCGACTGGATGCGCATGATGCGTGCGGCGAGGCGACCTGGGTCTTCACGACCAGACCACGACATCACCTCGGTGCGGTCCCACGCGTTCCACATGGTGATGGCGCTCGGGTCTCCGTCGCTACCGTAGCCGGCAGGGTCGCACGTCAGAAGGTATGGGACGCCTTCCTCGCGGTCCTCAAAGTAATGCTCACGACCGTCGATGGTGGCGACGGCATCCGTCAGCATGGGCAGCAGCGCATCCGAGGGAAGGATGTTGCCGCTCTCTGCCGCCCATCCGTCATACGGGCCGTAGGGGTACTTGTGCCTGAACTTGTTGTCGTCACCGATGAACTCGGTGTCGAGACGCGCACGCCTGAACGCGAGGTGCGCGTAGGTGATGCCCTCAAGCTCTTCCATCAGCCGCAGTTCGGTCTGGTCTGGAATGAACGTCGGGTCGTGGATGGTGCAGGTGTCGTCCAGCCACCACTTGAGGAAGACCGGGTGGAACTGGCTCGAGCCTTCAAGCGCCTTCAGCCACATCGTGTGCGAGGTCGTGCCCTGCCTACCAGGGGTGGACTCCATCACGACGCGGGCGTTCTGCCTCTTCGCGACGGACGGGAAGAAGTGCGCGTTGAAGTTGTCCTGATCGTTGAACTCGTCGTACTCGGTGACGACGACACGGTCGGGGCTGTTGCCGATGGCCGGCGTACCGGTCGCTGCGGTGATGGTCTTGATGCGCCCACCGTGGACGAACTCCATCTCGCGCTTCGCAGGGTCACGACCAGAGCGGGTGGGGATCTTGATGGCGTCCGGCAGGTAGTCATACGCGTAACGAGCGCGGCCCCACGCCGTCTCTGCCGTGTCGTACTTCTCTGCGATCAGCACGCCCTGCACGCCTGGGCTGTACATGCACTGACCGAGCAGATCGAGAATCATCAGCGTGGTGATCTTCGCCTGACGGTACTTCTTGACCATCACCCAGCGGTGGTTGATGCACGCGTCCAGCACCTGCTGCTGCGTGGGCGTGATGTTCAGCGACCCGATGCTCTCGTCTTCGCGAACGATTCGACAGATGCTGACGAACCGGTCTCGCTGCATCGCGGCCCTAACGGCTGCTGCATCAAGCGGCGTGGTAGTCCCGTTGCGTGCCATGCGCTCCCTTATCTACTTCTTCGGAAGTTTTCCATGTCCGGCCTTCCGAGCCGTCTCAAGAGCGATCGCGATGCGCTGCTTCTGGCTCATCTTCGGCTTCTCTTTCGCCATCATGCTGATGTTCTTGCTGATGGCTTCACGGCTGAACTCTTTAGACAGCGGCATCTTTCACCTCATAGTCGCGACCTAGCGTGATGCTGGTGCGGGTGGTAGTCTAGCGCATCCGGCAAAGCACATCCCGTGCAGGTAGGGCTGGAGCCCGAAAGGGTCTGGAGGAATCAATGCCGTTCGTTCGTCGTAACGCCATCTGGAATGGCGAGGTCACTGCCCCCAAGCTCGCGAGCAACGCCTTCAGTGGTGTGATCCTCGCGAACTCCACTGTCTACAGCGCCACGAACACCGCGCCGACGCTCTCGGCTCCGCTGGTCGTGCCGGTCTCGTTCACTGCGGGAACGGCGACCATCGACATCACGATGCCCTACAAGGTGCGCGTGATCGGAGCCACGCACGTCAAGACGACGGCGAACGCTGCAGCCGCCAACACCATCGCGGTGCTGAACACGGCGAACAGCATCACGGGCACCATCACGGTCAACGTGAACGATGCGGTCGTGACCCCGCTGCTCTCCATTGACGACGCCAACCACGAGATCCCCGCTGGCGGTCTTCTCCGTCTGACCTCGACCCAGGCCGGCGGCGGCAACAGCGCCTGTATCGTGTACGTCACCGTCCTGCGCGTGGCCTGATGAGCGCGATCGCCCCGCAGCCCGTCTCGCGGTTGACGGGCACGACGGCTGCTTCCGGTAGCACGACGCAGACCGCGCTCGTGCTTTCGGATGCCCGCGTGAAGATCATCATCCGTCGCGTGAAGCTCAAGCACACCGCTGGTGCTGCCGCATCGTTCGTTCCACGCATCTACAAGGTGAGTGGAGCGCTCGCGTCCAGCATCAACCAGGAGTTCGAGGGCAGTAGCACCGCCGTCGCGGTTCTCTTCGACACCGTCGCAGAGGTCTACACGTTCACGGACAGCAACGGCAAGCTCTACCTCGAGCCTGGCCCGAACGCTGGTGCTGACAACGTGTTCGACTACGAGGTCTACTTCGAGATCGTGAGGTAGCACATGGCTGGATCTCAGGTTCTGCCGGCACCTATTGACGGTGGTGGTGGTGGTGGTGCGCCTACGAACGCGCAGTACGTCGTTCTGTCTGCTGATGGAACGCTGACCAACGAGCGCGTACTTACTGCTGGGACGAACGTAACCCTCACCGATAACGGTGCTGGTGGGACGCTTGTTGTGGCGGCGTCTGGTGGTGGTGGTGGTGGTGCGACACCGACCAACACCTATGGCGATGGTAGCGACGGCGCGTTGACCGTCCTCACTGCGACAACGTACACGCAGACCGCTGAGCGTCACTTCACGAGCGTGACGATTCAGGGGACTGGCGTGTTCAAGCCAGCAGGCTGGATCACCTACATCAGTGGGACGCTCACCATTGACGCTGGAGCTTCGTTCAACGACGACGGGAACAACGCCGTTGGAAAGACCGCAGGTGCCGCACTTGCTGGAGCGCGAGGCTACTTGGGTGCCGCGTCTGGTGCTGGTGGAAACGGAGCGCAGACTGCCAGCACCGGCAGCTTCAATGGAACTTCAGCTGGTTCTATCTCTGGATGCTCGCTCAACAACGCTGGCGCTGTCCCCATCGGAGGGAAGGGCGGTAACTCCAGCGGTGGTGGTGTTGGTGGAAACGGCGGTGGCATCACCACGCAGATTCGTCAGCGCTGGCGCACGTCCTACCCTTCGCTCTACGGAGTGACAGCTCAATGGGCCGGCGGCTCTGGCGGCGGTGGCGGCGGGCTCACCAACAACAGCGGCATCATTGCTGAAGGTGGCGGCGGTGGGGGTGGCGGTGGTGTGCTTGGTCTTTGGGCCAAGACCATCGCTAACTCTGGACGTATCTCTGCGAACGGCGGTGCCGGGTACGAAGGGTATGTGGCGAACGCGAACGGAAACGGTGGTGGCGGCGGTGGTGGCGGCGGCGGGCTCGTGTGCGTCACGACCGATACTCCCGTCAGCTCGTGCGGAACGATCACGGCGAATGGTGGTGCGGGCGGTGCTGGGTACAACCCCGGTGCGGCTGCGGGCAACCCCGGCGCCGCAGGCAACGTGATCATCTTCAGCTACGGGGGTCCGTGATGACGAAGTCGCAGAAGCTCTACATCATCCCTCTCGGTGCGTCGGTTGAAGAGGCCGCGCCCATCGCTATCGCTGAAGGGTGCGTCGGAATCTTTCAGGGCGTTCCTGGCTACCTCTTGGACGAGGAAGCCGCGGAAGGCGGTTGGACGCTCCCGCACATCTACACCGAGACGTGGGAGGAGCCCGACCCTCCTGCGCCTCCTGACGCTGGAGTCTGACATGCCCATCACTTCCGACGAGATGATCGACATCGGCACCGACGCCTACGAGCTGGCGCTCTTCCTGCAGAAGTCGCTGAAGGTCGACCCAGATGGGAAGAAGCGCCTCGATAAGGAAGAGATGAAGGTGCTGCTCCGTGCGTACCTCGTCCCTCTCGTCGCGAAGCTGACGCGCGACCTCATCGACTAAGTGGACACCGGAGACACCGGCCTTGCGGGCTGCAGCCTGTGGGCCGGTGTTCGGCTTTTACTGACGGGCAGAACCGCAGACGACCTAGATGGATGCTACATCCCTGTCGGTACGACGTTCTACTTCTCTTACGACGAGGACACTGCGATGGAGCCAGAGATTCAGCCACAAGCACCCATGCTGGTTGAACCTTCCGTCGCGCCTGTTGTTCATCCAGAGACTGCTCCGACCGCACCCGTGGTTGAGCCTATGGTCCAAGCTCCTGCTGCAGCACCTACCGCGACAGAGCTTGGCGACATGGCGCAGAAGGTGGATGACCCAGTGCTTGTCGTTACGCTCGCCATCATCGCGCTGCTCGGTGTGGGCCTCTGGAAGCACCTCGGCAAGGTGGCCGACCAGAAGGCAGCACTCGACATGAAGCGCCTTGAGATCGAGGCCGACAGCGTGAAGCGGGCGCCGAAGGTGCAGCCCCCACCATGTCAGGCTGCGAACGCCGCCCTCGAGGCCCGCCTCGCCGCGGCTGAGGCCCGACTGGGAAAGGTGGAAAGTACCTCGGTCGCGCTGCCGCAAGACTTCGACGCCGAAGAGTTGGACGAGCGGGTGCGGAAGCTCGAACTACGAACCAAGAAGGGTGAAGCATGAGCCAGGTCTTTCCACAGCGGGCGTCCTCTAGTGTTTCTATCTCTGGTCCGCTCTCTGGGTTTGGAGAGGTCGAGACCATCTCTCCCACTCCGACCTCGCAGGTAGCGTTCATCTACGGACTGAACCCGCTGCTCGTGACGAGCGATGTCTACGGTACGGGCGCCACCGTCACGCTGTCGAACGGCGAAGCGGTGATGACCAGCGGTACGTCTCAGGACGGCTACGCTCGCCTCACGTCGAAGAAGGTCGCGAAGTATCGTGCGGGTCAGGCGACGATGGCGAAGTGGACCGCTCGCTTCACCACCGGGTCTGCTGGCAACCGGCAGATGGCTGGCCTCTACAACATCGAGGCCGGCTACCAGTTCGGCTACAACGGAACGTCGTTCGGCATCCTCTACACGGAGACCGCTACGGTCGAGGTGCAGACGCTTACCGTGACGGGCGCACCTGCCTCGAGCGGCAACGTGACCGTGACTCTCGACGCGGGCACACCTGTGGTCGTGGCTGTGACGAACAGCGGGAACACATCGGTCACCGCGAGCGAGATCGCTTCGGCTAACTACAGCCAGACCGCTGGTGGGTGGGATGCGCAAGCGGTCGCCAACGTCGTGTACTTCACTCGAAAGACGGCGGGTACTGCTGGTGCCTCGACGTTCGCACCAGGGACCACAGGGACTGTCGCTACGTTCGCCATCCTCACTACGGGTACGAATCCGACAGAGCAGTTCATCCCTCAGTCGTCGTGGAATCAGGACCGCTTTGACGGCACTGGTCCCAGCGGACAGACCATCGACCCGACGAAGGGCAACGTCTATGGCGTGCAGTTCCAGTACCTCGGCTACGGCGATGCCTTCTTCTACGTGGTCAACGGTCTGACGGGTCGCCCGCAGCTGGTCCACGTCATCCGAAACGCGAACACGCGGACCAGCACGAACCTGCGGAACCCGAACCTCTACTTGGTGTGGGAGAGCCGGAACATCGGAACCGGCACCTCGGTGGTGATGCGTGGTGCTTCGGGTGGTGCGTTCGTTGAAGGGAACGTGCGGTTCCTCGGCGCACAGTTCGCGGCTCCTCCGGTGGCCGTCACTGCTGGTGCGGGTGTCGAGACTCCCGTCCTCTCGCTGCGTGCAAACACCGTGTACCTCAACCGTCAGTCCACGGCGCAGCTTCAGATCGACCGCATCAGCGTGGCCTGTGATGGAACGAAGACGGTGCTGTTCAAGGTCTACAAGAACAGCACGCTGACTGCGCCTCGCTGGCAGTTCGTCAACTCGACCACGTCGGCTGCGTCCTTCGACCAGAACGCTACCGGCTTCAGCGTCGGGAACGGCACGCTCGTCTACTCGTTCTCGGTCAGCAAGACCGGCAACTCGACGGAGCAGCTCACCGACATCGACCTGTTCCTCCAGGCCGGCGACTACCTCACCATCACCGCGACAAGCACGAACGCGAGCGATGTGGCTGCATCCATCGTCTGGATCGAAGACATCTAGGAGACCTCATGAGCATCACCGATCAGCAGAAGCGCGCCATCGACAGCATCATCAGCATCTTCGAGACGGGCCGTGTTCCTACGCCGGCTGCGTATGCCACCTGCGCTGTCCTCAAGGATGGGGCTGGCATCTCCTACGGCAAGCACCAGTGTACGGACAAGTCGGGTAGCCTCGACCTCGTCTGCAAGCGGTACATCGACCTTCGCGGTCAGCATGCCGATAAGTTCCACAAGTACCTGCCGTACCTGGCGACGAACGAGTCTTCGAAGGTGGACCCGACGAAGGCGTACCCGATGTGGATGGCAGAGTTGATCGCGCTGCTGAAGACTGCCGGCACAGACCCAGTGATGCATCGTGCGCAGGACGAGGTGTTCGACGCGAACTACTGGCTCCCAGCGGTCAACATCTGCAAGGAGGCCAAGCTCGTGACCCCGCTGGCGCATGCGGTGGTCTACGACGGACTCATCCACGGCGGCTTTCAGGTCGTGCGCAACCGCTTCGCTGCGGTGCCCCCAGCCCGTGGTGGCGACGAGAAGACGTGGGTGAAGGAGTACTTGAAGGCCCGTCGCGCGTGGCTCATGGCTAGCTCTAATGAGCTTCTTCGCCGTACTGTCTACCGTCAGGACGTGTTTGAGGCGCTTATTGCAGCGGATAACTGGGACCTGACTCTACCGCTTACTGTGCGTGGCGTTATCGTTGCGTGAGTAGACGGAGGTAGGGACAATGAGCGAGACGACGACTGCGCCGGCACCGTGGATGTCCGCACCAGTCAAGGTGCCTGTGTGGGCCCTACTCGTCATCGGCGGTGCAATTGCTGGGTCAGGCGGCGCCGTACTGTTTGGCACTCCGCTCACCCCTCAAGAGTCCGCTCTTCCGTCCCCGGTTCAGCAGCACGACGACTCCGCTCTACTCCAGCGAATCACTTCGTTAGAGCAGAAGACGGAGTCCATCGAGCGTCGAACAGAGCGCATTGAGTCGCTCTTGATGCAGATGCAGAAGTAGTCAGCCGATCGAGCAGGAGTGGACGTAGTCGAGCCACTTCGGGATCACGTCCTTACGCCACCGGTACTGCCGACCGATGCACGTCCAGGGAATGTCTGGACTGCCGTCGTAGGTCTGCATCATACGACGCAGCGTCGGGTACGAAACCTTCAGCATCAGCTGAACCTGCTTCGTGGTGATGTATTCGACTTCAGACATCTACGATCCTCCTCTGCATGTCGGCATGCGCCGTACGCATCTGACGGTTCTCGTCACGTACCTGCTCCATCAGCACGAAGATGGCGAGGCAGAGGTCTGCCATTTCGTGGTGACGTTCAGGCTTGTCGATGCGCCACTTGAGCTTGCGCGTGGCCTCGATGACCTTGTCGATAGCAGGACAGGTATGCCCTGGTGGCTTCACCGTAGGCGGCTCCACCACGAGCGGCTCCATGTTCGCAGCCACGACCATCCACGGGTCACCAGAAAGCGAGGCGATCTGCGCACGATGGTAGTTCTCAAAGACGGGTGCGGGCTTCTCCGCTGGCTCGCTGTCGAGCAGCTCGTCCATGCGCTCGAGGATGTCCCACGCGACCTTCGCCCGCTTGGTCAGGGTCTGGTCCTCGTATGCCTTCGCCAGGTCGATGATGTACGTGCGAAGGACGGTAGCGTTCTCTTCAGTCATCGGAACCTCACGCTGCGCTTCTTGGTGATGGCGAACCCGTGTGCGGACACGCCGGCCTTGAGTGCCGCCTTCGCCGCTGCCTTGTCGGGCTCGACCTTGGTGCGGACCCATTCTGCCGGCCAGTCGGTGATGTCCTCTGGTCCGACGACAGACTCGCTCTCTGCGAGCCATGCGGTGTAGTGCGCCGTCTTGACCTTGGGCTCCTCACCGAGTTGCTCACGGGCCTCGAGCAGGTGGGCCGCGAGGTCACGCACGCGCTCCTCGGTCAACTCAAAAGCCTTCCGACGTTCGGCCATGCGCTTCTCCTCAGCACGCAGCATTTCAGCCTCGGCCTCACAGCGACGAATCACGGCGAGGCATGCGTGCAGCTTGTCCTCGCTCTTGGTGATGAAGTCCTGAAGGACCGTCTCTGCCTCGACCGTGAGCACACCGCCCTGCGTCTCGACCATGTCCAACAGGCTACGCGACGTAGCCAGCAGTTCGTAGGTGGTAGGCATCAGAACGGGATCTCCTCGTCAGGACCAGGAGCGGGACGACGGGACTGCGGGGGAGGCGCTGCGGGTCGGCGCTGCTCGCCCTCGTTCTTGCCGCCACCAAGGAAGCGCATCGTGTCCACGATGATCTCGGTGCTGTTGACCTCGACGCCGTCCTTGTTCGTGTACTTGCGGTAGGAGATCTTGCCCTCGATGTAGAGCTTGCTCCCCTTGGTGACGTACTGCTGCGCGAGTTCAGCGAGCTTGCCGAACAGCACGAGGCGGTGCCACTCCGTCTTCTCCTCACCGTTCCGCTTCTCGGTGGTGGCGAGGCTGGTGTTCGCGACGATGCCGCTGCTGACTTCGCGGGTGGTCACGTCCTGACCGACGTTGCCCACGAGGATGACCTTGTTGACCATGGCTGCTTCTCCTTACTGGTTGGCGTAAGTGGTGAGGGACGCCTTTCCCTTCTCGGACTTGATGAACTCGAGGAGCTTCTCGCGCTGCGCGTTGTCCATCGCAGACGGACGCGCACGACCGAGCGACTCGCACCAGTTGGCGACGACGGCATAGTCATGGCCGAGATCGCCAAGGATGGCGCAGAACGCCTGACGTGCATTCGGCCAGGACGCGTGATGCACGGCTGCAGTGACGGGCTGGCCCACGACAGCCTGACCGATACGCTCAGCCTCTGCCTTGAACTTGCGACCGTCCTCGCGCATCTGCAGGTTGCGGTTCATGGCTGCTTCTCCATCGTCGTCGTCCGCGCCGAGCCCGGTCACGGCCATCAGGCAGTACCTGCGCAGGTAAGAGAGAGCGCTGCCCATTCCCTGGGCGTCGTCCTTCGCGATGCGCGTGGATGCGGTGCTTCCGATCCACTGCCCGCTCTCGTGGATGAGCATGGTGGTCAACTCGACCAGACCGTCCGTGCTGCGAGAGGGCAGCTGCACGATGGCCAGCCCGTTCTTGGCGAGCGGCTCACGCACAGCCTCGAGGCACGACGTGAGGTCGGCGTACTTACTGCGGAAGTGGGGGTTGTTGCTGTCCTTGACGGCGTGCTTCATCACACCCTGCGCCTTCGACAGCGCGAGAGCGAGCGCTCCGATCTCGTTGCTCTGCGTGATCATGTGGTCTCCTTGGTGGTGGCGCGGTCTTGTCCCGCACTCACCATCTAGTCACCGGACCATCTGCCGTCAATAACATTCACTCGCTTTATCTCCCTTGCACTATCGGAGTGGGTCCGCTATGAGTGGAGCGCACCACCAACCACGGAGAGCGTCATGCTTCTTCTTCTGACTGTCCTCGCCTGTTCCACTCCTGCTCCGGCACCTGTTCAGGTCGAGCCTCCGAAGCCGACCGAGTCTCAGGTCCATATGTTCTGCCCGAACGACGACAAGGTCACCCGTGATGCGTTCATCAAGGAGGTGCTGCTCGCGCAGGGCTGGACCTACGCTGGTCCGCTTCACGACAACGTCATCGGCTGCACCGCTACTCTGTGGGTCCGCTGACGTGCGTTACCTGTCCGTCTGCTCTGGCATTGAGGCGGCATCTGTTGCCTGGCACCAGCTCGGGTGGAAGCCCGCAGCGTTCTGCGAGATCGAAGCGTTCCCCTCTGCCGTCTTGAAGGAGAGATTCCCTGATGTTGTCAACTACGGAGACTTTACTCGTCTCTCCCAACCAGATCACCCTATTCGATCTGCTGGCATCGACCTCCTCGTCGGTGGAACCCCTTGCCAAGCCTTCAGCGTTGCCGGACTCCGCAAAGGACTCGCCGACCCTCGAGGTGGCCTCACGCTGGAGTTCGTCCGACTGGCGCAAGCACTACGTCCTCGCTGGATCGTCTGGGAAAACGTCCCCGGCGTCCTGTCACAAGACGGAGGACGGGCTTTTGGAGCCTTCCTCGGGGCGCTGGGCGACCTCGGGTATGGGTGGGCCTACCGAGTCCTGGACGCGCAGTATGTGCGAGTGGACGGATACCCTCGTGCCGTCCCCCAGCGACGACGGCGTGTGTTCGTTGTCGCATGTGCTGGAGGACAGTCGGGCCGTGCCGGAGCGGTTCTATTTGAGCCAGAAGGCATGCGTCGGGATTCTCCGCCGCGCCGAGAGACGAGGCAAGACGCTGCCGCCTCTGCTGCTGGAGGCGTTGAAGTCGCGGGCTGCCTTCAGCACCGAGACAGCAAGGGAGTAGACAGCGACACGAAGCCTGGGCACATCCTGCCGGTGACCTTCACGGCACCTGCTACCGGCACGTTCGCACATTCAGATGTCGCGACCACGATGATCAAGCACACCGGCATGGGCTCTGGTGAGACGCAGAACCCGGCGTTCGTGCAGCATGAGATGTCCGTCCGTCGCCTCACACCGACCGAGTGCGAGCGGCTGCAAGGGTTCCCCGATGGCTGGACCGCCATTCCGTGGAAGAACAAGCCGGTCAGCGAGTGTGCAGATGGTCCGCGGTACCGTGCGCTCGGCAACAGCATGGCCGTGAACGTCATGCGCTGGATCGGTCGGCGCATCGAGCTGGTTGACGCGCTCTGACGCATGCTGTTAGCGTATGGATGTCCTGCACCGGGACGCGGGCGGCCACCCGCACGCGGGGGCATCATGCCCCCGCGTCCTCCCCCGGTCG